CTTTACTACCTCCTGATGAAGTGCCTGTATTTGTACCACCTGAACCACCACCAGAGCCACCATTAGGGTCACCTGAACCACCACCAACACCACCAGGGTCACCACCACGACCTCCGCCATTACCTTGTTTCAAATTTGAACCTCCACCAATGGCTTGTATTTGGCTAGCATTTCCTTGATTACCAACAGCTGTATGACTTACCTGTGCACCACCTGCACCAATTACTATTGGATATGTTCCTACTGAAGAAAGAGTTAAGGTGTCTATAACATACGCACCTGCACCGCCACCGCCTGCTGAATTAGGGTCACCATTACCACCACCAGCACTACCTCCACCTGCAACAAGAAGTATTTGAGTAGCACCATCTGAACCTAAACTAGATACAACAAAGTTACCTGAAGCTGTAAATACATGTGCTTTGTAATTAACACCACCTTCGGTGTATGTGTTTATAGCATTACCACCTGTGGCTTCTATAAAACTTTTACCTGATTGAAATCCAAATCTTGCTGCACCTAACGGCATATGAACTCCTAACTATTTTTAAAATCTAATAATGCGTTTATTAATGGTGTTCCTGCATCAAAAAATAAAAATGTAACTAAATCCACAGAGTTAGCAGCAGTAGTCAATGTTATACCTGCATTACCTGGTGTAAGACCTGTTACATGTGAACCACCATTTACTGTAATTTCATCAATGTCTAATGTTCTTGAACCTGTGCCATCTTGTGTAATTTTTAGTGTAAAAGTTGAAGTTCCATTTGTTGGAACATTTGTAAAATCTATGCCACCTGATACATTACCAGTTAAAGTTACTGAACCTGTATTTCCATTGGCTAAATCAATAGCTAAATCTGTTCCGTAAGAAATAGCTACATCTGTTTCTGCATAGTCTTTAAGCACAACGGCACTTACTTCTTGGTCACCAACATTTACTGCACCTGTTAATGTTCCACCTGATAAAGCTAATTTAGTGTCAGCATATGCTTTGACTGATTGTTGTGAAGGTAATTTAGTTGCAGAGTTAGATGTCATATCATCTTCATCAACAGTATCTGCAATCATTGCATAATCTACTGCACCTGCAGCTATTGTTGTAGCTACAGCTGATGTTGCATTTGTAAGTGTACCTGTAACATCTCCTGTTAAAGCTACGTCATTAATTCTATCGTGTAAGTCTTCAAACATTTCACCAACTACAGCCATACGTACTGTTGCACCATCATCATGTGTAGGGTTTGGTGAATGTCTACCTTCTACATCTCTAGTTACTGTTTGCATATTAGTACCAGATGATGCAGTAACTAATACAACTTCTCTTTTTGTAGTGCTATCAGGATTGATAACTAAATAAAAAGGAGCATTTATATTATTGCTACCATCAGCAGTAGGAGCTGCTGATAAATCTAATTGTGTGTCTGATGCACCTACGGCACCATCTAATGTTGTTTCGAAAAAGTTACTAAAGTTTGCTAACGTATTTGTCATTTAATCTCCATTATGCTTGTGTTCCAGATACTACAATTGTGTTATTACCAAATGCAGACTGACCCATCATAGCAAGTCCTATTGTAGCAGAATATACTGTTTCTGCTAGTAAATCTAAATCTTCATCTATAGGTAAATTACCAATAGTATCAATACCTAGACTACCACCTTCTTTCATCATTATTAGTATTGACATAATTTATATCCTAACATATTTTTTTTATCCACCAAATCTTACTTTACCTAATACTTCTACACCTATTAAATGAACACTTGATGGTTCAATAACTGTTGTCTGTCTAGTACCACGTACAGTTAATACTGCTATTTGTGTTACAGAACCAAGTTCAGTATTAGATATAATAGGATAACTTATAGATTCTACAACACCTTTAATTACTTCATTAGGGTCAAATATTTCTAATGTAACAGCATCACCTTCTAATAATCTAAGTTCATTGTATAAAGCATCACCAAGTTCTTTTACTCTAATAGGCGTTCTACCAGGTCTTTCTACTCTATCACTAATGTTTATAGGTATTTGTGCAACTACAAGTTCTGGTCTAGCTAATGCTCTAAATTGTAATGATTTAACTTTAGGTGTATCTACACCATCAGAATTTAAAATTAATTTTCCTATAATATAACGTGCAATAGGTTTAATTTGCATTTCAGTATCACCTGTACCAGATACTTGATTAACAGCTCTTTCATAATTTGTACTATCTGGATTATCTAAGTCTTCAAAATTATTACTAAATAACAATTCTACTGATGTATTATCAGGCAATTCTTTTGTAGATATTTCTGCACCAACAAATTGTTTTGACTCAGCAGTAAAAAAATCTGCTGCAGATGTTATAAGATAACCTGTCTTTTCATATGTAGATGTTTCTATATATACATCAGAACCTGCTACACATATAACAAATTTACCATTACTTTGTACTATTCCTTGAACAAAACCATTACCAACTGTTTGTAAATCTCTAGCTAAACCACCAGTAGGTAAATAATATCGCCACAAATTTGTTTCATTATTTGCTTCTTTTATTCCTATATAGACACTATCTCTTGAAACAAACATTGCTTTAGGTGTAGTATCTACAGCTGTTACCCATTCTTTTATTAATTGTCTATTAGCTAATACATATAAATTATCTGCAGCAACTAATTCTAATCTATATAAACGTCCTACATTTCTAGATACTTCTTTAGTTCCTATAAATATTATTCCTTCTGCTGCAGCTATAGAATGTACTTCTTCATAAGGTATTTTTGTTTGTCCTTGATTAACAAATACATTAGAACTCAACTTAAAAGAATATACAGTACCATCTGTATTTGAAGCTAATACTGCAGCACCACCATCAACAATACCTGTAAAACTATGTGTAGGTTCTACTTCTACAATGCTATCTGCATCAGCTAAATTACCTGTATCCCATGCATCAAATGGACTTTTTTCCCAAATGTATTCAGCTGTACCATCATTACCTGTAATCCATAATCTATTTTTTACATACCATACACCTGTTAATCCACCAGAACTAGATTGTGCAGTAGTTAATGTACTATACGAACTACCATCATATTTAATTAATTGTGAACCAGATGTACCATTTGCAGTAGTAGCATAAAATCCATTACCAAATGCAGCAATACCTGTAAAATTATGTGTAGCACCACTTGTACCAGCAGCTATAGTACTCCAGCTAGTTGTTGATGCAGTATATTTATGTATATTTGTAGTATCAGTTACATAGATATCACCATTAGTTGTTTGTGTCATGTAATTATTTGTACCACTAAAAGATTTGTTTTGTGTCAATGTTGTATGTAGTAAATGTATATTGTATGATACTTCATCATCTCCGTGAAATACATCTATACCTTTACTGTCCCAAAATCTATTTACATCATCAGGTTTTCCATTAGCTCTATGTGCAGTATCAAGTCCTTGACCTGAAGAAAAATTATTTCTTGAATATATACGACCTAAATTAGATGTAAAGTCTTCAGGATTTTGTTTAACATTAACTGCTTGTCCTGCTTGTACATCAGATGATTGTATAGTCATAGGATTATTAGGATTTATAGCAGAACGTAATAATAATTTATCTACACGTACATCATATCCATATCTTTTAGGATTACTTATAAATTCAGTAGTAGGTATTCTAGGCATCTTTAACTACTTTCAAAGGATGTCCTTTATGCACAGGTGAATCTAATTTTGTTCCCATATTTTTACGATTTCTATCTTGCCATACAGGCATAATATGAGCTATGTTTTTAGAATTACTGTAAGGACCTGGCATTATGTTGAATAAAGTATGCTATTAAGTTGTACAGGTTCTGGATATTTAGACCTTAAATTACTTCTAGCTTGTTGTATTAATAATTGTTGATATCTTAATAAACTTTGTCCAATGCTATTAGAACTACCTATAGGACTTACAGATGTTTCTAATTGTTCTGTTATATAAGATGCGTTAAGTTTTGATATATCTTTTCCTGCTATTAATTGTGCAGCAACACCAGTCATAATAATTGGTTCATATTCTATTTCTAAACCTATTGAAGCTAATGTTGTAGATTCAGCTGTAGGTTGTACAAATTTCTTTTTGAAAGTTACATAAACAGTATGACCTGCTGATATATTTACAAATTGTACTGCATGTACAACATCAGGTCCTGTTGTGTATGTTTTAGTTCTTTCTGTTTGTGTATCATCTGTGTATACAAAAGGATTAGGTAAGTCAATCATTTCTATAGCTACACCATTATATTTAAGTCCTGTTTGGTCAGAACCTGATTGCCAATCTGTATATTGTGATATAGCTTTTAATGGTGCTACTAAATAGTTATGAGTATCTCCATCAGTACCATGTGTACCTAGTAATTTATATCCAGTACTAGCAGTAAGTTCTATAGTTTCTACAGCAAATAATGTAGGATATAAGTTTTTAATTTGGTCAACTACAGCTTCATATACATTTTTACGTGGAAATGCAGGTGCTATTTTAATTAAATCTCCTGCTGAATGTGCAGCAGCAGTAGTACCTCTTTGACCTCTTTTAACAGTAATAGTATTAGCTGAAGCATCAAGAGATGTTGTATACATAATCTCTTGTCCTACTTCTACAATTGCACCAGCATCTAATGCATCTTCTTCTTCAATTGAAAATAAATTACCATCATATGTAATTGAATCAACAGAATCATTAATACCAGAAGATAAATAGGAATATGATTCTACTTCATCTACAGGTTCTAGGTATTCTCTATATACCCTATCGACTAGGTCGCCTATTGTGTTACTCACAAGGCCTCCTAACTTTGTTTAAATATTAAATTTATTGTTCTATCGGCAGCTTCAGAACCATTAGATACTACTCTTAAAAAACCAGTTGCGGCAAAAGCCCAACCACTAGGGTCAACTCTTACTACGTTTCCTGCTGAAACTGCATATGATACTTCAGTACCATCAGTTTCTACTACGTCATACCATGTTGTTCCATCAAATGAAAAATCAAATGTTATTGTAGAACCAGTCATTGCTGCTGGAAATACAACACCTGATAATAATAAACCATCACACTGTGCAGCAGATGAGTTATTAGCATTGGCTGAAATGTCGATTAAAACTTCTTTTTGTAATTGCATATTGTCCTTACTATAGCAGAAGAAATGGGAGGAAGGTGGATTCCCCCCAAATCTTCAAATTTGTTAAGCTACTTTAGCTATCTTTAGATGGTATGAAGGAGGACCGAAGTCGTATCCCATTTCCATATAAACACCTTTAGCAACTTGTGCATTTGCATCTTGGTCAATATCTCTTACAAATACTGTTCCGTATCCAGGGATATTTGTAAAGACTGGCTGTATGAAAGCAAAGTCTAAGATAAATGCATTGTTGTCAGGCATAATATTAGGGTCAATAACCATCATACCAATTTGTCCAAATGGTGTGACAATTACGTCAATATCAATACCAGCAAGGTTTCTATCTCTAGGTAAGATAGCACCTGTAATTCCAACAGAACCAGCAAGCAATTCTTTGTTAAGGTCCAAAAGTTGTTTTGGAGTTACACAAAGTACTGGCTGAATCATTGGAGCATGTGCATCATACAATCTCTTTAGAGAGTTAGCGATAGCATCCCAAGAAAGTACTTGAGCAGAACCTGTAGCACCGTTACCAGTAGTACCGTTCCAATAAATGTTACCTCCTGTAAATGTAGGAGCAACGCTATTGTCAGCGTTAGCATTTAATGATGTGTATTCAGAAATACCACGCATTTCTCTTGTACCTGAACCAGGTGTAGCATGCGCTCCATCTGCGAAAGTACCATTGAATGCGAACCATTCTACTTCTCTAGCTACTTTTTCAAGTGCCAAAGACATTTGCTCTGCAAATTCATCAACAATTGGGTTACCACCAGCTAAGCTGAGTTCAGCTCCTGCTGTGTTAGTACCATCTCCATCAGAACCAGCATAAGCGTCTGCTCCTAATGTAAATGTATTTTGATGTTGGAATGTTGCCATAGCTGTGTAGGTCATCTTTACACCTTTATGGAATATCTGTGTCACATTAGTATATGCAACTCTATCCCTACCAAGATATTCAGTAGGAGTAGAACCTTCTTGACCTTTAGTAGGTTCAGAAGATACTCTATGTGAATCAGCAGCTTGGATTTGCCAGAAGGTAGATTGTAAAACCTTACCTCCGTTTAATCCACCTGTTGCAGATAAAAAAGGAGTTCTTTGACCACCCACACGAAAAAGCTCCCCAGTAAAGTTATTAATTTGCTGGGAATAAATTGGAGTAGTTGCGTCTAAACCGCTAATTACTGCCATAATTACACCTCCGTATGTGTTGTATTAAATTCGTTTACTTATTTTTTTTAACGTCATCCATAATAGATAACTTAGCTCTAAGAGAATCTTTTACTGAAGCTCCTTTTAGAACTTGTGCTAACTGTTGGTTAACGTCTAAAGGCACATCTGATGTAGAATTTGCATCAAGTGCAGCTACTCTAGACCTAGCATCATCTTGTACTACTTGTTCTGGTTCAGATTGTGGTGTAACCTCAACCGTACCTGTAGGTTCAAAACCATACTCATCTTTAGCAAACTGTGCAACAGCTTCTGTATTAACAGGACCGTCATACACTTGTTTTAACGCTTTGCCGAAACCTTTGTCAGTAGATAATCCTAAAGTACCAAAGACATTATCTATTTCCTTATCTTTATAAGAAGCTAGTTCTGCCTCAAGTTTCTTGATAGTATCATCTTTTCTATCAATTGTTTCTCTCATTTGTTTTACACCATGTTCTCCAGGTGCATCAAATTCTTCCATTTGTACCTCCACTATGTATTTACCTATCAGACAAGACCATAGGCATCTTGCCGTGGTGCTACCTTTACCACTTGACTTACGCTCTGGTAGCTTAAAAGCTATAAGTCCATTACTCTACGGTTTTAATACAAGCTTTCTACGTAGGCGCTGAAAGCTGATTGCAGGTCTATTAAGCGGACCACGCAACGCTAAACCTATTATACACTAATCTTCTGTTAGTCCAACTATATTTCCATCTTTTTGTGCAGCTCCTAAACTTAATCCTTGCATAGAAGCTAACTCTGCATTAATCCTAGTAACTCTTTTAGTTGCTTCTGTATCTCCTAAAGCTGCGTCTTCTAATGTTGTAATATCTAAATCTCTACCTATTGTATTAGCCATACTTATTATTCCACCAGCTTGTTCATACAATTGTCTAGCCATTTTTAAATCCATACCTTGTTGTTTAAGGGCATTAAATCTTCCAAATGAATATGAAAAACCTCTACTTGCTGCTTCTGCACCTATTGTAATTGTATCTATAGCTCCGTTTAATACTTTATCTTCTATCTTAGGATTAATTAATGATGCAAATATTGTTGCGTCATCATACTCTACACCTAAATAATCAGCTAATAAGTTTTTAACTTCTGGTATACGATTATTAACAGCAGCATAAACTGTATCAATTCTTTGTTGAAATTCTGAAGGTGCAACATCACCAACCATTTCATTAAATTCATCTTCAAAATCAGAAAAATCTTCTATACCTATTTCTCTTAAAGTATTTTTAAAACTTTCTTTAACTCCTATAGCTTCTACTTCTGACATTTTAAGAGTTATACCATCGTCATTAAATAACCAACTAAATTCTTTTTTGTATTCATCAGATTGTCTTGTAAAAGATAATGCTAAATCTTTATCCCCACCATACTCTGCATATCCTTCAGCATACTTTTTAACTATTGCTTCAGGTAAAAAGCCATACAATGTGTTAGCAATTGACAAAGCATATTGATAATCTACACCACTTGAACCATCTGTTCCTTCAGTAGAATTAGCACCGGTGTATGCTCTAACAACACCCATATTTCCATTTGCATCTTGGCCTGGGTTAATTAAATCACCTGGATTTAAACCTTCAGTTTCTCCTGGTTGAGCTTTAAATATACCTTTATCAGCATCTGCTTCTGTTGCTCCAGGAACTGGTCTACCTAATATATCATAAAATGCCATTATCTAATCCTTTGTGTTGACGGCTCTAAGAAATTTTGACTTCTAATAATACTTCCACCAAAAGAACTTATCATATCTTTTGCAAAATCATTAACAACTCCTGATATATTATTAGACAAACCTTCTTGTACTAAATACTTATTAGCTTCATTTACATCATTTAAAGCTGCTACTTTATTGTAAACATAACTATATTGTCCATTAGGGTCTATTTCCATATCCCATTTATTTTTAATAGTGTTCTTAGTAATTCTATCTATAACACTCCATTTAGTATCTTTATCGTATTGTGGATATAAAGCATATCTTGTAGTTTTTAATTCATTTTCTAAATCTTCTAAATAAGAAGCATCTTGTCTGTATTTACCAGCATGCATTGCAATATCATCTAGATAATCTTGTCTAGCTGACGGAGGTAACCAATCTTCAATAGTTTGTGTTACTTCTTTTTCACCAGTTGTAGTTTGGTCTATCTTAGAGTTAGATACAAAAGATTGTAAATCTTTATCTAATTCAGTATCTCTATATTTATCTGTTAATTTAAAAATTTGACTTCTTGCATAGCTATCAGTCCATGTACCCATAACAATTTTGTTTGCTATCCACTCCATAGTTTTGTCATCTACATTTGCACCAGTAGGTAAAATATCATACAAAGTAGATTTTTGTGCAGATAAATCTAATGAATACTGTGCTTCATTTGCATCGTAAAAATCCATTGCAGTAACTTCTGCTTGTGTTTTACCTAATTCTGATAATACTGTTTTCATAACAGGACTTGTAGATACATACATATTTGCCATATCTACGTCTTGAAATATTAAATATCCTTCTTGCCATTTCCTTTTATAAGTTGGAGAATTAAATTTAGTTGTTCCTCCATATAGTGTATTAAAACTATTCATTGCTATATCTATCTGGTCTGCAATAGTAAAATCACTATCTTCCATTAATGCATATTCTTCAGCTGTTAGCTGACCTATTCTTGTATCAAAAAAGTTTTGTGGTATTTCTATCCAATCAGGTGATTGTAAATACATACTATCATATTCATCTGGTGTTAAATAATGAGCTGTTTCAGAACTTACCATATCGTTTATATATTCAACTAAGTTACCACCTGTATAATCAAGAACTTCTGTATAATCTTCTGCAGTATTAAATGCTAGTAAATCCCCATTTTCTGTAGGAACTATTATTTTAAATGTAAAATTTTTTAAACTTGCAATTGCTTTATCATTATAAGTAGCTCCTCCTCCAACTTGTGTATCTAATGATTTTTCTAATTCTTCTAATGATTGTGGACCAACAATAATTATTACTGCTCCAGGAGGTAATTTAGTTTTGTCTAAAGCCATTATTCATCTCCAGTTACTAAGTTATTATACATGTTTATATCATACCCTGCCATATCCATTATACCAGGCCCAAATCTATCTTTAATTTGATTTAGTTTATTCCATGTATCTACATGACTATTAGCATTATATACATTTAAATCAGGATTATTTACTTGTGCAAAATAACTAGGTTGTTCTAATTGTCCTGTTTGTTCTATTTCATTTTTCCACCAACCAAAAAAACCATCTTGTGTATTTTGTTTAAATTCTCTTTGACCTGTAATTATGTCCCAATAATCTTGTTCATCTGCTTCAAGTTCAAATCTTTCTGGTAGCATAGTTCCTACAAATTTTTGTATTGCCCAATTATGTGGAGTATTTCCTGTCATTCTAGAAGGCAACATAGTATCTAAGTTATACCATAAAGATGTTAACTTAGAACCTTGCCACCCAGCACTTTGCCAATATCTAGATTGATGTGCTAAATGTTTATTTAAATCTTCATAAGGTACTACATCAATACGTTCTTTTACAAACTCTGGTAATAAACCATATTCATCTAATACACTATTTAAAGCATCTGCAGCATTATCAACAATTCCAAGCATAGCTGCAGTTCCTTGCCATATAGCTTGATTTTTTAATTCATATTTCCAATTACTAGCAACACCACCTAATCTTGATAATTTAGTACCATCTTTAATAGCACCTGTTTTTGTACCTATTTTTACAGCTGTTTCTATTCCTTCACCTACTGGGTCTAAAACTGAAATCATACCTTTAAATAAAAATTTACTAAATTTACCAGTCCATTTAACAGGATTCCAACCACTTAAAGAATTATATTTTTCAAATGCATCATATCCAAATGCTTTAACAATACCTAATAAAACACTTTCACCATTTAATCCAGATGTTTTAATTACATCATGATTGTTGTAATAATCTAAAAATTTTTGTTCTTGTGCATTAAATTTATCTAATACTTTTTCTTTAAACTCACCATGTACATTAGGGTCATATTCTTCTATTTTTTCTGGAAATACATTAGGGTCATTTAACTTAGCTGCACCAAGAGAACCACCAGGTTTCCAATCACTATCAATAATACGCATTATTGTTTCGTCTTGTCTAACATTACCTTTTTTACCAAATGTATCTATAAATGTATATCCTTCTTTTCTTTTAGCAACAGCTTGTGCATATATATCAGGATTTTGATTAAACCATTGTTTCCATAAATCATCATAAGCATTATAAGAATCTTGCATATTTCCTGGTTTAATTAATCCTGAACCATCAGGTTTACCTGATTTACCAGCAGTTCCAGGTGTTCTTTTATTTTTTACAGTATTTTGCCAAACATCTTCAATACTTCTACCAGCATATTCACCTTCACTAAATACAGCAGTTTTAGCAGATAACTGCTTACCTAATGGGTCTGTAGATTTACTATCTGTTTGTAATGATTTAAGTTCTTTAGTTTTAATATCAAACTTTTGACTTAATATAACATTGTCAGGTACTTCACTAAACATAGATGCTATTTCACTAGGGTTTTTTTCTGCTAATCCTGTACCTAAAGCAGTAACAACAAACTTTTTATCTGGATTATTTTTAACAAACTCTAAAAAATTATTAATATATTTTTGTATTTGTTTATTATCTAATACATTTAATTGACCATCTTTAGTAGGTATAGCAAAAGATTGTCCTTGTAATCCAAATCCTTTACCAGTTTCTGCACCAAAATAATTAACTGCATCTAAAGCAGCACCTTTACCATGCCTTCCAGCTTCATTACTTCCAAATACAAATATATGATTATCAGGTAAAGAGGTTATTCTACCATCAGCAAACTCTGCATAATCTTCTGCATACTTTGCAATATAATCTTTTCCTACTACACCTTTTCTACCAAGTTCTGGGTCATAATCAGGATTTAATTTTTCATCACCAAAAATATTTTCTAATTCATCTGATTCAACTTTATTTAAATCAGGTTGATTTGGAATATTTTCTACAATCATATCGTCAGGTATATTGTCAGGTATTCCTTGATTAGCACGATAAAGTAACGAACTAATTAAATCATCACTTAATCTAGTTAACATGTCTGGGTCTTCAGTAAGTTCAGCTATATCTACATACTGCAGCTTCATTCTATTTATTTCTGCTTCAGGTAAATTAAGTTCTTTTCCTAATCTATCTAGTTCAGCATAAAGTTTTTTTTGTATAGATTCTTTATCCATATTAACCAAACATAGATTTCAACATAGCTTCATCCATTTTCATTTTTTCATTAGCATATGTTGCTGTACTTATATCATCTCTATACCTAGCATTAAAAGTTTCTTGTGCAGTTTGTTCAGCTGTGTTTACAAAATTTTTTAATTCAACATCACTTGGGTCAACTTCCCAGGCTTGATTAGGTGCTTTAATCATATTCATATTATCAATAAAAGCATACATTTCATTCATGTTATTAAACTCTTCTATATAATTTTTAGCTAATATAGTAACTTGTTCTTTTAATTCTTGTTTAGTAGGCATTCTGTTCATTGATAAATAAAAAGCATTTTCAACCATTTGTTCCATGCCAAGTTCTCCTGGTACATTTTCCATGTATTTTTGAAATCTATCTGCTGTTCTAGCTCTATTAGCAGTAGAAACAACATTGTCATGGTTATCTCCATAATCACCTAAAAAATAAGCAAACATCTTTTGATGTTTTAAATTTTCTCCTTGTAAAAACATAGTGTTTTTAAATGGATTATTAGGGTCTGTTTCTAAATCGTAAGACATAACATTTGCATAATCTGAAGTACCTGGTTCTACGTATTTGTTTACATCTATCCATGCCATATATTGTGCAAGTTGACTACGTAACAATCCACTAGGTACACCTCTAGTATCATCAAAAGCACCTTGTTCTACTAAACCATTAGCTTCTAACCAATCTTGAAACATTACTACTGTATCAGTATTTTGAAATATTAATTCATATACACCAGCAGAATCACCAAAATGTCCACCAAATTTCCTTGTTAATATTTCACCTGTGTTATCATCTCTTCTTACTTCGTCTATTTTATCTGGAAAATAAACAGGAACTTCTCTTAATTGACCACCTAATCCAGCAATGTAATCGTTAATTGCTTGTTCTTTTTGAGCTTCTGTTAAATTATTATCTGCCATAATTGCATCAATAACATTTTGTATTGCATCACCGGCATAAGATGAATCTTGATTTTTATTTTGTGTAAGAACTACATTTTCTAATGTAGTAGTTACTTCTTGTTTAATGCGTTGAACATAATCATCATCACCAGCTTCTACACTGTTGTAAATATTTCTTATAGCATCTAAAGATTCTTTAGGAAAATTAGAATTTATACTACCTATAGGAGGGTCATTTGGATTTGCACCACGCATTTGAGAGTGTTGTTCCCATATTTCATTAGGTTTTAAAGCATTAAAATCATTAGAGTTTAAACCAAATAAAGGTAAATATTGTGGATTATTTAATAAATCCAGAATCATTTGTTGTATTTCTTTTTTACTTGTCATTAACCACTTTCCCTTATAATATTTATTTCATCATCATTTAAATCTAAAAATTGCCATGAGCTTCTATCAGGATTTAACATTCTTAATACTACATTGTAATACAAATTAAATCCACGTGGATATTTAGCTAATAATTCTTTATTATCTTTATCAAAATACATTCTAAATTCTTGAGCTTTTGGGTCATCAGATTGTTTCCACCAATCAAAACTTACTTCTTGTCCTTGTCGGGCTAACCATGCAGCTGATTCTGCGTCATACTCTTGCATTATTGGGTACATTTCCAAAAAGTATTTACCTTCTTCAGTTGTTTTTGTTAATTCTAAATCAGGCCATATTGTTGTTATTTCATTCCATATATCAGTTATTTGTGGTAATGTAATAAACCCATACTCATCTCTTTGAAAACCTGATAAATCAGCAGTTAAACTATTTCTAACAATTGCAAACAAATCATCTTGTTTACTACCAGGTATTGTTAAATTATCTTTTTGTAACACATTATTTAAAGTTTCAACATCTTCTTTAAATGATTGATACTGATAAAAACCTTTAGTTTTATTTATATATCTTCTGTATTCATCTGGTGTTAAATCATATCTTTCATTGTTAATTGCTTGCCATGTCATCTTTGCTTCAGGATTGTCACCATATAAAAATGGAAATGACAATGGTAATAATTCTTTTTCTCTAGAATTACTATTCCAAAAATCTACAGCATCAAAAGTTTTAACACCTTTACCAGCTACTTTAATATCTGTAGGACTAAATAAATACATATGGTCTAATCCAAATTTAGAATGAAAATCTTGTGAGGTTTGTATTGTATCGTAATTATTTAATTCTAATATTCTTTCGTATTCTTCATACAATACAGCCATATGATAATGTATACCATTTTTAGCTTTAATAAAATATTCCGGTTTATAATTACTAGAAGGTCCTATAAAGCTTCTAATAAATCTCATAAACATATCTACTTGCGCTCTATCTCTTGCATAATCTAACATTGCATCTTCTATTTGTTCAATTGTAACGTCATCTCCTTCTTCCCAACCAGGTATGTTATATTTAAAATATTTATCTAATCTTCCAGCCTTCCAAACATTAACCCACTCTAAAGAAACCATTGCATGTCTCCAATAATCTATAGTTGCATCTGCACGCATTTGTTCAAGTTCACCTAAAGCTTCTCCAGGTTCTCTTACAATTTCTTCTGAAAATTCAAATACCCCTACTTTATCTCCCCATTCACGGCTAAGGTCTACATCTATACCTTGTAAAAATGCCCATAGTTTTTTATAAGTGGGTGCTATAGTTGCTAAGTTTTTAACTGATATTTCTTCAGGCATAGGAAATTGTGTTATCCAATCTTTAAATTCACCTAACACACCACGTGAAGGTAGCACTCTGTTTAAAGAAAAAGAAACTATAGAGTTAGTACCAGGTACTTGTGATTGTGCAAGTAAGTTAATACTGCTTAATGTTGATTTATATTGTACTTTCATATTTGCTTCATCATCATCACCTTCAACTAATACAGGTCCCATCCATGCTTCAAATGGTGTCATAAACACATCATCACTAGGATTCATAGGATGTGGAGAAAACCAACCAGTATTAGTATCAGTTACATCATTTGTACCTTGTAAAGCTCTTCTACCTTTTTGTATTCCAACAACAGGGTATGGATTATTAGCTAATAACTTACCCCAAGTTTTAAATACTTCAAACCATATCTCTGGAAATGGAAATATGTTTCTTGTTACTTCAGATATCTTATGTTGTGTAGTTGTATCGTATAATAAATCTTTTAAGTTTTCTAATGCATAAGCTCTATTCATTGGTTCTATTTCAGAAAAGTTATTCCAATTACCAGTACCTAATCGTGCTTTAGTTATTAAATCATCTACAACTTGTTTAGGAACACCGTATGCTTTTGCATTTTTAATATATTTTTTCTGTAATGATTTATCCATTTGATTAATATGGTCCATTACCCATAACCAATAAAACTGTTTAAATACAGGCGCTCTGTTTAAATATCCAATTGGTCTACGCATTAATACTTCAAACAAACCATCTATAATATCTTCATATTTCTCTGTCTTTTTAACTTCATCTAACTCATCAGTTACACGTATCATTCCACCATTTAAACCTAAACCACCATCAGCTGTAGGTCTAAATATTTCTTTAGCAGCATCAATAGCTTTAGCTTTTTGTTTGTTAGTCATAGCTTTGATATAACTTCTTTTTTCCCAGTTTTTAATATCTAAAGCTTTTTTATCTTTAAGTTTAGTTCTTCCAGTTATACCTTTATAACCATCAATACCACTCATAAAATCTACAGTTTTATTAGTTATTTTTCCATTTTGAACTACAGGTATTTTTCCTTCAGCAATAATGTTTCTAAGTATTGTAGAACCTTTATTACCATCTACAACTTTATCTAGTGTCATTTGAAACTTAACATCACTTCCAACTTGTTTCATAAAGTGAATGCCTTCAACAATATTGTCACCAGTAATTTCTCTAATGTATGCTTCTTGTTGTTGTATAAGTTGGTCTAATGCCCAAGGGTCTGTTAATATATCGTAGTTTCCTGAGTAATCAGCATACTCTTCTAACCAAAATCTTCCTTCAGCAGACTCTAACCATTTGTTTAATTCAGGACTACCCCAACCATGTTTAGCTACTTGTCTTCCAATAGGGTCTGTTCTTACTTGTACATAGTCCCATAGTTTACTTTGAGCATACTCACCTGTAGATACATTAGCTTTTAGTTCCATACGGTATTCAACATTTAATGGATTCCAACCAGCTTTTTTACCTAAGAAACCAGTAAGTCCTATTGTTTGTTGTGTACCTTCTAATAACTCTTGTGACATTAAAACAGACTGTATATCAGGTATATTATCTATTTCATCTTGTGTAAATCCCATATCTAACAATTTTTTATTAGACATTTTTTTACCAGTAGATAACCATTTAGTATAAATCATTGGATTTGTATAAAAGTTGTCTAAGCCTTTAACTAACAAACGTGCTTGTTCTTCCATAAACACACGTGTTAAAAATGCAACACGTAACAATACCAAAGGTTTAAATATTTTTCTTGTATAAAAATCCATAGCTCTGTTTACAACATCAGTGTCAGTTGCAGATTTTCTAGGTATAAATCCATTTGGAAACACATAACCTTCTTTACCAAAACTTTTCATAAATTTTAGAAAACCTTTTGCATCTTGTGCTAACACTGTGCCTGGTGTCCAACCACTTGCTTCAGGAATAACATTCCAAACACCACTTACAGTTCTTTGTATATATTGCCAAGGTATTAAAGGAACAACACTGTCTGTCATTTGTGTTAAAAACAAAGCATTCATAGTACCTACGTTTTTAAACTTACCTACATCTCTAGAATTATCTGCAAGTACAACTTCATGTACTTCAAAATTAGAGTTAAAACCAGGTATGTTTTTTGTTTTAGCGTTAGCATAGATTTTAGAACGTTCCAACCTACTATTAATGTGTTTTAAATATTTACGTAATGGTGCTACTTTTTCAGGTCCTACTTCTGGTCCTAATATTTTTTCTACTCTATCTATTTCCCATTCTCTAAATTTTTTACCATATGCATATATAGAAGGTTTATTTTGATAATCAAGGTTTATAAATTTTAATAACCATTCAGATGCTTCTTTTTCATTATAATTATTTGCTTCCATGTGTTTTAAAAGATTTTGATATGCACGTTTTTTATTAGTAATAACTAATCCAGAATCAGGAGTAATACTTAACAACCCTTGTAAGAATGGTTCATTATAAGTTTTGTATGCTCCACCAAATCCTAAATACTTTTGTATTTCGTATTCATTTGTTCCATTAAAGTTTTCTTTAACTTTATTTAAAGCAGCTTTAATTTTTCCAACTTCTTCTGCTTTATCAAAGTTAAGAGATTCTACTGTAGGTGTAATTACTTTTACATTTTTTGCAGTTCTAAAAGGTGATAAATCTTGACCAGTTTTTACTATACCTCTAGCACCTTGACCAATGTAACTACCTAGATTTCTATAAGCAGCATCTTGATTACCAAATCTTTTCATAGGTTTAGATAACTGTCGTTTAACAAAATTGCTAGATGTTCTAAATGCATCAGCATCATTAGCTGCGTTTATTAATAAGTTATTTATAAATCCAGATTGACCTACTTCACCTATAGCAGTATCTGATAATTGTTCAATAACTTCTTTTCTAGGTTGTTGTTGAGTCTTTTTTAATCCTGCTTTAGAATTAGCAACTTTTTTACCTGTACTTGCATAAGTTTTAAAGAAATTTTTAACATCATCTGCTTTATTTAAACCAAGCATTTCACCTAACAAATCAGGATGAATGTGTCTAAACAAAGGCATTCTAGACATTGCATATAAATTTTGTGGTCCAGATTCTGCTACAAGTTTAAAAATATTATTCCATACAGGCATATCAAAAATTACATCAGTTGAAGGAGCAAAATATTTACTTACTCTACCAAAAACTAATAATTGATTTCTCATTTGTTTAGCTTTTTTGTTTGTAGCTCTTACTGCTTTAGCTTCTGATAAATAACCACTTTGTCCCAAGCTAAATAATCTTCTGAACCTACTAAAGTTCTGTGTACCTTCTTTACCAAGTTCTTCTAGTTTTCCTAAATCATCGTAAACACTTTCAATAATCTTAGGTGTGTTAACTTTAATTTTTTTACCTTCTCGTAATAAAATTCCATTATCTAAAAATTCACTAGCTCTATTAACTTGTTTCCAACGTTTACCTACATTAGCAGTTTTTAACCATTTAGAATAAAATAATGGGTCTGCTAACTGGTGTGCTACATCAATAGAACCTGATAGTAAATTAAAAGATAATGAACCTGGTTTATAAAATTCTGATGCGTGTACTCTACCTGGAGAATACTCCAACAATGTATTATCTGCTGCCCAAGCAGGGTGATTGTTATCAGGATTAAGAGAATATTTTCTATTAAATGTATATCTACCAGCATAAAAATTAATTTTATTTGGTCTTGCTAACGAAGTATAAAATATATCTCCATCTTCATCTCTACGTTTTAATGGCTCACCAATAGCAGCAACTGTTTTTTTATAAGATTCATCATTAGAATAACCTGCTTGTTTATAATATCTATATAATTCAGTTTCTTCTGGTATAACAGGTTGAAAACCTATAATAGTATTTCTATCAAAGTTAATTGGTTTATCATATTTACTAGGCAAAAAACCATTACTCCAAACTTCATTCCATAAAGCACCTAAATTAGTTTGACCAGACATTTTAAAAGCTTCGTTTAATGCGCTTCCTTTACCTGATGCTAATACTTCACTATCACTTATATCAATCATTAATCTGTCTTGTGCTTCAGATATAGACATACCTTGCTCCATATAATCCTGAGCTTGTTTAATTGCACCATAGTATTCAATAGCTCTACCTTGTGTAAAAGGTTTACCAGGCAATAAAGCATTTAAAGCTATACCAGGTACGTTTATTTTTCCTGATGGTCCAAATGTTTGCATTAACCATTCCATACCTAATACACCCCAAACACCATATTGTATATCTCCCGGTGCAGCACCTCCTGGAAATAATCCAAATGTTAAAAAATCAGATACATTCATTTGCATATTTCTTTCTAAATCAGCAGGAGCATATCTATCGTATATTTCTTTGTGTATAGCTTGTTCTTTTAATAAACGTTCTTTAGCTAATTCATCTTCTATATCAAACAAATCCCTACTACCAGCTGGTATTGAGGCACCCCAAGCTGAATAAGCTACATTTAAAGGTAAATTAGGATGTGTTTCTAGTACACGTTCAAAATCATATACAGCAGAAGGATTAGCTTTAAATGCTTCTACTTCTCTATTAAACTGTCTTAGCTCTTGTTGTTTGTTAAGTAAGTAATCTCTATTACTTAACCAGTTTGGATTTATCAATGTTAACCCTGTCGTCTATTAAGTAAATCTAATATTATTGGTGATTTACTAACTTCATACATTGCAGCTAGTGTAATATCTATACTTTTAGTATTTGCTTGCGGTGTCATCCCAGGACCTAAAGGTGCGCCTGATGTAGGTACTTCATTAGGTCTTTCAGATGGAGAAAAAACATTTGGTCTATTAGGTTGCTGTTGTTGTGGTCTAGGAGCTACATTAGTTTGTGCTGGTAAAGGTGCAGCCTTTTGTTGATTTAATAAATCTTGTTGTTGACCATAAGGTAAACCAGGCATATCTCTTAAAGGTTGTTTCTTACTTGCTGGACCACCATCTGTTCTGTTACCACCTACAGGTGCAGGTTTTGCAGGTTGTCTATATCCACCACGTCTATTCTTTACCATAGAACTCCTGTGTTATTAATATTATTATACCAGGTGTTGGTTGTATAATATGATTAACTTGTTCAGATAAAATGTCTAATTCGTCTATTACACCAAATTCATTATATATTATTTCATTAAAAGCATCATCTATGTAATCCACATTATCCTCCAAAAGCACCTGCAATACTAGGTTGTTGTCCCATCATTTGTTGTTGCATTTGTTGTTGTATCATCATTTGTTGCTCAGGTGTCATTTGTGGTTCTTGTGGTGTGTAAAATTGTTTCATAATTTCTGTTATAGCAGTTGGATATTCATAAATAGCTATAGCAGCCATTGTAGCTGCAGGGTCACCTTGTGCAGACCTAGCTAATATAGAATCAAATAATACACTTTCTGCTTTGTTTTTACGTATACGTTCCTGTACTTTAGCTATGTTTTCTAAACCATCGATATTGTCTTGTAAAGTTTCTACGTCTATAACACCTGCTTGCAATAATTGCAACCCAGTTACAATTTTTTGTGGTTCATCAAAACCAGCCATAACACCATAAATACGTCTGGTTCTAAAATCTCCACCAATATCTTGTAATACATTGTAGTTTTCGCTAAATGCAGCACCATTAAGAAAACCTGCCATAGGTTTTTTTGTTGCATTCATTGTGTAAGATAACACAACATCTAGTTCTAATCTCTTAGCATCCATTTGAACTAAACCTTGTTTAATAATATCTCTATATTCAGATATCATTAATGACATAGTACTGTTTAATTCTGACAAGCCAGCACCAGTTACAAATGAATTTGGAGACTGTGAGTCATCGGTTACTGGGTAGCCACCGACCATTCGCAACTGACGCTCTAACCTGTCAATTTGTTGAAATAATTGATAAGGAATATTATTCATTGGTTTAGAAACTTGTGTACCAGGAGCTAGATAATTAACCGCAAATCTGCCTTTTCTGTATTGTCCGGACTCTATCTCTCCTGATATGTTAGTTTCTGTAAACACAGAATCTTCCATTGCTATTGCTGACATAATGTTTATCTTTGCCATCATTGCCATCAAACCTATTACGTGGTCATATTGTCCTTTTAGTTGGTCAAAAGACACACGTTTCATAAATACAAAAGGAGGTGATGATAGTACGTTAGGTATAAAGTCTAAAATCATATTACGTTCTGGAAATACTACATAAGTACCTCCTTGGTCGTAATATTCAATAATTCTTACACCTGAGTATGTATTATCTTCCCAAGCTTGTTCTCTATTGTTTTCGTATGATAAAAATGGAGTAGCAGTATCAGGGGTTGCTTCTTCAGCATCATCATCTTTTTTAAGTATTTGTTCTGCAAACTCTGGGTATATTTGTGCTAATTTATATCTAGGTACACGTCTTAGTACTGCCATTTCTCTAGGTTGTTGGTCAGGACCAAAATTACCTGGAAATGTATCATAAGGGTCACGTAGTTCAGCACTAGGATATATAAAACCGTTCTTATCTTTTTTAGTAGTAATTACCCATGCACAAAAACCATAACCAGGTAGCCATCTAGCTGCTTGTTGTAATTGACTTAACAGATTTTGTTTTTCATCATAACTAGTAACAATACGTTCTAGTTTTTCTGCACGCATTTTACTTCTAGTAGAATCATTTTCATTAGGTACATCTACTCTAACTTGTGGTACTCCAGATACTTTTTGTGCAAGTCGGTCAATACCAGATTGCAACATATTAGGAGCTGGTAATAAATCGGCATCACTAGTTTCCATAGTGTTACCTAATAAAGCTTTAATACCATCTGCACCACCATTAAGAATTGCTTTAACTCTAGATTTTTGTACTTGTCTTTCTTGTACTAATTTACCTGATACAAGTTCAGCTGCATTCTTAACTATTTCTTGATATGTTTTAGTATCTAAATTTTCTATCCCCACGGTGCCTCATTCATTTCTGTAATCTTATAATCTCCATAACTAGGATTGTAGTCTAATCCTACATCAGCAGCATGCTCTTTTTGCATACGCCTAAAAACTTTCATTGGAAACCAACTAGCCATAACTATATCGGTTTTCTCTTTGTTTCTTTTAGAAACAGGTTTTCCATCAAAGTATAACAGTTGTTGTCTATATTTCTGTACTTTTGTATTAGATTCTCCATCACCAGTAGGCAAGTGTATTCTTCTATCTTCAAACAAATCAGCCATAGCTCCAACACCATACAATGGGTCATGTTTGTTTTTACCTGTTAAGTGTCCTTGTACTGTTATACCTGTACGTAAAGTAAATTCTTTTATAGCTGCATCTTGTCGTATAGCAGATTGAAAACCGTTTTCTTCTACTATCCAATGTCTACAATCGTACTCTTGTAACCATATAGCCATTTGGTCTAGTGCAGCTCTAATACCACCACCACGTTTATTTTCTAGGTCAACTAAATAAAGCTCACCTCTGTACTGGTCTATACCCCACAATACACTTGCTTGGTAGCCACTTGATGCAGGGTCTAGTCCAGCAACTAAATATAAATTTTTATATACTTGTCCTAATACTAAATCACTACGCATACATTGGTCAATTATGTTCATAGTAAATATTTGTGTACCTTCTACATATGCTTGATTGTAATAAACCATTTCAAATGTTTGTCTACCACCTGTAGATTCAGCAGAATGTAATCTTGATTGTAACCATTTAAAAGTTCTTTTATTAGGCCATAACATACAATCAACATGTTCTTCTACATAATGTTCTGGTACATTGCAATCTAATGCATGTGCTGTTTCTACTATGCTTGTAAAGTTATCTGATTCAAGTAAATGATTATATAAATCATCAGGGTGCTGTCTTGAACCAATTACTACTACAGCAGTATGTTCTTCTTTACGAGATGACAAAGTTGTTGTCCACCATTGTCTTGTAGATTCTCTTGCACCAGGTTGCATAGTAGTTTGGTGGTCTTCAATATCGTCAGCAATAATTAAATCACAGTCACGAGATAATATCTTTCCACCTTTACCTACAGCAACCATAGTAGGTGACTTAATACCTGCAACAGTTCTAGTACCTACAGTAAATTGATTTTGTGACCAGTTTTTACCTGACCTATTGTCTGGTTTAAAAGATTGTCCAGGCATACAAAAGTCTTCTCTAAGTTCTTCATTAGTATCTAATACATCAAGTACAGCAGATAATGCGTTCTTAGCAATGTCTTCGTTACCACCTACCCACATAATACGTACATTAGGGTTTTTACATATTTGATATACAGCAAAGTGTATCAACAATTCAGTCTTTCCATGACGTGGGGGTGACAGTATTAGTAGTTCTTTACCGTTATCAATACTATCAATAATGTTATTTATCCAGTTAGTATGAAAATCTGCGGTGTCATAATGTTGTCCTAGTTCTGTTCTAAAGTATTTGTGTCGGAAGTCGGAAAAATTTTCTAATGCTTGTTCTGCTTCTTCTGATAATTTCCAATCTTCTGCTAATATTTCGTTTCTACTGTCTACCTTAAAGGCAGCAAGCATGCGACTAACAGTAGCAGGTGTGCAACCAAGGAGGGAAGCCGCATCTGCTACTGTCATGTCGCCAGTTGCAACTGCTTCGGCTATACCTTCACTTACGAAAGCTCGGTAATTCTGTCCTCTGCGTACAGAGGCGTAATCGCCTGTATCTGCATTATACTCTTTATTTATGGGCTTGGTGTCCACTTTGTCATTATGTCGCTTGTCACGTGCAAATTGACGCTTCTGGCACGTTCCTGAGCAGAATTTACGTTGTCTACCCTTTAATTTTTTCCTACATCCTTCAGCTATGCATATGATGTTATTGGTCACTTTTAACTAACTTTCTGTAGATGTTTGTATAGTGAGAATTATATGCTATAGTCACCTTAAATACAAACATTAAACACAAGTATTTTGTTACAAGTAAAGTAGTGACCGGGACACTGAAAGCTGCTGACACGTAAGAGTGTACACTAGAAAGACAAAAGCAGTACTCAAGGACATAAAAAAAGGTTTAATTATACACACTAAAGACAATGCCCGCTCACGTCTAAAAGCCTTATACTGACTGGGGTTTCTCTACTGACTACGGAAGTTACCAACTATTTTTTTAACACTTACGTATAATATTAGTAACACCCTGATTAACATTAGGTAGTCAAACTGTATATGTCATCCGATTTCAGTATCCTTATACAGAATAAAATTCTGTATACTGAAATCTGATGTCATTTAGATACAGTTTGAACAGTATCAAGGATACTGTAGTTATTTCTGATACCGATATACGGTAGTTTAATCTGAACATTAAATCAGAAATAACTTCCGAATGTTAATCACAGTAGCAAAGCTACTGGTTATCGTTCCGATAACAACTCTGTGATATTCACGTAGTCTTGGGTACCATCATCCTTATGTAAGACGCCTTACCCCGCGCTATCGTGATTTTAACCTTTCTCAAATGGTTCAGCATAGTGCAATATATCTCTTACCTCTCATAACTCTAGTCCCTTCCGACAGAACTCTTTATGAGTTCTCTGTCGAAAGATGACAGAGTTAATAGAGAGGATAAAGAGATATGAATTGCTTACTATGCGAAAAACCATTCGATAAGAAAGGTTCTAAAATCCACGATTTAGCGTGGGACAGTAAGGCTAAGTCTTACCGAAAGGATGAGAATGGTAACCCAAAGACATACGTGATAAATATTCACAGAGATTGTTATTGGGAACGCTATAACGCAAGCAAAGCTACTGAAGGGAGTGTCGCATAGCGACACCCCTTCGGGGTTACTAAATGTCTGAACAAGACAAGACTGGCGCAACTATGAAAATAATTGAATGCGGATACTGTAAATTAGATGTCGATATAAACGATAGACATCCTGAATACTTACGAAGTAAAGGGATATCTATACCATTATATCTGCATCGCAGCTGTGCATCTAAGATAAATAACTTAGGCGAAAATGTATGGCATTTTCACAAGTTATCTACGACATATAAAGTTAAGCAGAATACTACTGGAAAGTTATTCTAAGAAAGGAACGATATGAATATCGAAGAAATTAAAAATGCATTAGATGTAATGGAACGAACATTACATCCTGATGATTACAAGTTGCTTGTTGACGGTGTCAGCCAAGCAGTACGTAATCACAGACAGAATCAAAAGGATGACCAAATATCTGATGATTTAGTAGAGTTGGGTATCGCTTAGGCGATACTCACTCTGGTATCTAAGGTATCCGAAATAAAATAACTGGCGTAATTAGAAAGAACAAGGGATATTTATCGTTCTCTCTCTCTTCTCTTATGGATACGAGAGAGAGATTTATTCTCTTGTTCTTAGTAATTATGTAATAAAAAGTAAGAAAGGATATGTGATTACATTGGCAAAAGAAATGTCACCGGTAGTCTGCGGTATAACAGGCAACGTATTAACAGAATGGAACCAAAGAACATTCATCAATAGATATATTGATGGTAAGTTGCAATCGATTCCATTATATCTTGATGTTAATGAGGTATTAAAACTTCATAAGCAATCTGCGACATACTTGGAACGCAAAGCTGCACAAGCACAAGATAACCAAGCTGTCTATAACAAAGGTATCAAACAAGATACTGAAGTTAATGAGACTACTACAGATACTGAGGAAGGAAACGTTCCAGCTACTCCGGCTGTAAACGTTGGTTCTGTAGAACAATAATACGGAGTAATAGCTTGCAGTCTATATTCAGTATAGACTGCTGGGTATTTAATACCAATTAAAATAATGAAGGGATTATAATGAAAGTAATTGATAAAATATATGACGCAGTAAATGGCGACAAATATGTTATTGAAACTAAACAGTGTTGGCATTGTGGTAAAACAGGTAAGGTAGAAATATTTACACAAGAAATGTTCTTCCTTAATCAAGGTTATCACGTTCAAGAAGCTGTTAAATCATTGAATAGAGATTACAGAGAAATGTTGGTAACAGGTATACATCCAAACTGTTGGATAGAAATGTTCGGAAATGAGGAGGAATAATGGTTGACCAAGAACATCTAGTAAAAATAACTGGCGCACTTAAAACAATATCAGAGGCCTTACAAGTATTAGATAAACGTGTAAGAAATAATACTGAATTAATTAGGTTACTAGCTGGTATAGACAAACCAAGTGAAGAAGAAGAATAATGCCTACATATAAAATAAATGTTAGATTTGAAGCAGAGGATTGGGATGACGCTGTGAATGTTGTACATTCAATGTATGTAAAAGATTGGATATCAGACATGGAGGAAGAATGAGTAACATACAATATGTTAAACAACTTTTAGATAGAGATGAAGAAATCTGTGTACATACAAGTGGTATAAATGATTTAAGAAAAATTATTGCATTTCTTAAAACAAAAGATAATACAATTTTTGCTACAAATTGTGAATGTGGATTAGTAACAAGAAAACATAAATCATATGTTAAAGATTGGGCTATTTAAAGGAGGAACAATGTCACATCCAGTACCAGGTATGGATTATTATTGCGAGTATTGTAAGAAACTAATAGAAGAACCTATACATTCTTGCGATATCTAAAGAACATTATTGGCGTGTTTGTCTTTCTCTTTATGAGTTCAAGACAAACACTTTAAGAAGGGAATACAATGGACGAAGTATATGATAAGTTAGACAGCTTAGATGCTGAACAGTTAAAGACTGTAATTAGATGGACACTAACTGATTTACATAAAGCTGCTAACTCAACTAACTATAAAAAGTTAGATGACAAAGTAAAAGGATGGTGTGCAATGCTTGAAGAAGCAGTGATACACCAGATAAACAAAGCATACAAAGCTAACGATAGCTGGTATGAGGAGGGTAAATGAATATAAATACAGCTATAAAAATGATAGACAAAAAGATAAGTTTAATAGCAGATATTCAAATGGTCATTGTTGATTATCTTGGTAATCAAGACAAAGAATTTAGAACAAATTTTGTAATGACTGCATTAACTAATGATGCACTTAGAGATGATTTTACAAAGTTCTTAAATCAAACAGAAACAGATGACAATATTAAAATACAAATGACAGAAATAAATGAAATGTTTTTGTCTATGAAAGAGGAGGAATAATGCCTAACTGGACAGATAACAAAGTAGTAATCAGAGGGACAGCAGAAAATGTAAAACGTTTTATGAATGACATAACAACTTTAGAAGCTAACTCAGATGATACACCGAATCAAATATATAACTTAACAGATATTAATCCAGTACCAGACGTGTATAAAAATATGCACAGTGGTGCAAGAGAGATTGATGGTGTTAGATATTCAGAATGGTTTGAAGATGATGAAGGTGTAAGACCTTTATTAGATATTAATAAAGAAGAAATCATTAAGAAACATGGATATGCTAACGCAATTGACTGGCAATATGGTAACTGGGGTACTAAATGGGGAGACTGTGATACAGAAGTACAAAGTGAAACTTATACAGATACACACGGTACAGTTGATATGACATTTGGTAGTGCTTGGTCGCCACCTTTTATGTTATTAAATGATATTGCAATTAAATATGATTTAGAAATAACTGCTAAATATATTGTTGAGTTTGATGATGATGAGCATATAGATAGATATCCATTATCTTTAAAAGAAACAGATAAGTTATATAAACAACATCGTGAAGGATTAGAAATCATGAGAGACGCAGTTGAAAAAGTAACTATTTTTAATATGGAAACAGATAATGAATAATATTATTGAGTTATATTCTCATTGTGTTTTGTGTTATAAAGAATTAGAAGAATTAAATTTCTTTACTAGTCCACAAAATTATCAGGATATATCAATAGGATTAAGTGCTGACAAAAAGAAAATGCAACTCTGGTGTAATAGACATAATGAAAACATTCATGTATTTGAATTAGCTGATACGCTTGATGCTTGTTGTGATGATTGTGCGTTATAAGAGGATTAGTGGCATCTAATTGAACGCAGCTAAAGCTACTTACATTGCTGGTTTCCCTTTGTACCAGCCGGTTAGACCAAGATGTAGGTAGCTTAGTGTTTATTAGTAAGAGTTAGATTAATACCCTGTTGTTCTAACGACTGAACGTAAGCACTAAGCTATCTATAAACAATAATACAATGGCGTGCTGTTGTTAAGTTAAGATAGTAAACCATCTGTTGTATCATTTTAAAATAGCTTAACTAGAATATCTACAATACACAGATGGCGTAATTGTATGTCTGTCTTTTGTCTTATGACTCAAAGACAGACATACTACTAAAGAAGGGAGTATATGGAATACTTAGAAGTAAACGATGAAGAAATGTTAGAATATCTAATAACTCTTACGTACGTTAATATGCCTGGTACTAAAGGTAAACATAGACACGTAAGAATTATACTCAAAGCTACGGACCCAGTACAAGCTATGGTTCGTGCAATGAATATAGATATTGCAAACAAAGCTGAAATGATGACAGACTATATTGGACCTTACCCAGATAAAATGGGACAGAGTACATTTACAAGGGAAGAGATAGAAGAAATCAGACAGCAAGCTATTGATTCAGGATTATTCCAAGACTGGTTGATAGGTGTTAAACCTACAGCCATCCAAGTAGTCTTGCAGTCCAAAGTAGATATCATTAACAACATTGCTATTGATGAAGTTATGGAACATTCTACACACATAGGAAGTCAAGCCGAAGACTTTCTTAAAGAACAAGATAACAATAATGATAAGAAAGGAAGTGACAACGATGAATGATGATTGTTGGCAACTTATTAATGATGTTATACCAGTATCACAAAGGATACTATTATGGGGTCCACCAGGTACAGGTAAAACATACAGTGCAGTGAAAGAAAATGCACCTATAAATATAAATGGAAGTACTAATGTATTTCAAATAACAATGACAGAGGACACTGCTAGTGCAAACCTAGAAGGTTTTTATAAACCTAGTAGTGATGGAAACTTTGTATGGAATGACGGTCTAGCTATTCAAGCATGGAGAACAGGTGGTAGATTGGTTATCAATGAGATAGACCACGCTTCACCAGATGCTATGACATTTCTGCACGCTATATTAGATGACCCAGAAATTGCAGGTATTACTTTAAATAATGATACCAAAGAAACTGTTCATCCAGCACTAGGGTTTCAAGTTATTGCAACTACTAACAGCCCACCTGAGAGTTTACCTTTAGCATTAAAGGATAGATTCCCAGTTCAGGTACACGTAGATAGCATACATCCTAAAGCAATGGAACAATTCCCAAGTAATTGGCATGATGTTATTAACGATACAACATTAGTTGATGACCCAGAAGATAGAGTATCAGTTCGTTCTTGGAAAGAATTCTTTATGTTAATAGATAGAGATTTTACTGAGGAGAAAGCAGCCAAGCTTATATTTGGTAGCAAAGCAGAAGATATTATTGACGCTGTAATGGTTGCTAAAGCTGACAATGGATAAAGCTAAACCTTATCCAGAAATAATTACTAGTACTACTTGGAAAATTAACGAAGCAGTTGAAGGTCAACAACCTAAAACTGACAATATAAACTATCAAATGACTGTACCGTTAGGTAAAGTCTGCGAGTTTTGTGGAGTTAATCACGGTAGAAATGTCAGAATGCTACAGCTAGGCCATGCTAAATGGTCGCCTAAAACTGTAGGTAAACTAGGACATAATACTAGATTAGAAGCTGTTGAAGTACTATCAGATGCAAGAATTAAGTGGTTGTTATTTGTAGAAAAAATAAAATTTACAAATGATTTTATATGTCCACAATTAATACAAGCACAATTTAATCAGCTATTACCAGTAGGTAGTATAGGAGAAATTATAATGTTTCTTCTTAAATATACTAGTTGGCAAATGCCATCTAGTAGAAATTCTTGGTATAGTACAAGATATTATTCTGAGTTAACTAGTTCATTGATTAGATTAATGGAATACTATGGAGATGATATGCGTTTTACACAACAAAGACGTGCTGAGTATGCATTTATTATTCACCAATATCATGAAGTATTAGAAATATTACTTAATCGTAGTAGAAAAAAGATAATACCATTTAATCGTGTTAAAGTTGCAGCTAAATACTTAACTGTATTCTTAGATGAACTTAACGAAAGACCTAGTCTTGATGAAATCTGGGACAAAACCTTAAAGCAACAAAGCAGTTCGCTTGGTAGTGAAGCTGGGGAAGAAGATGGTCTTACCATCGAAGACACAGCTGAAGATGGTGCAAATGCTGCAAGCGCAGGTGATACGAAAAAACAATTAGAATATCGTATGCGTAAAAGCTTAGTAGAGGAAATGACTTATCGTTCTCAACACGGTATGGGTAGATGGGGTATTATGGAAATAGAAAATCCTATACTTCAAGTTAATCTAAATGGTAAACTTAAAAATGGTAGAGGATATCGTGCTATGAATTACGGTCACAATCCTAAATACATTAATAGATACTGTATAGATAAACAAATCTTCAAACAAAATCATAGAGTTAAAGGAGGTACTATTCTTATAGATGCTTCAGGTTCTATGCGATTTAATGGTGAAGATATACTAGAGATAATGAATATACTACCAGCTGTAACTATTGCTATGTACAATGGTGGTGGATTAGGTGGTATATTACGCATTATTGCTAAAGGTGGACGTAGAGTTACACAGGATTACTTAGATAGATATACCGGTGGAGGTAATATTGTTGATGGTCCAGCATTACGCTGGCTAGCAGAAATGCCTGCACGTAGAATATGGGTATCAGATATGAAAGTATTTGGTGTTGGTGCTAATTCTTCAGGTTATAATTTACTTAAAGATTGTTATGATATTTGCACACAGAATAAAATAATTAATCTAAAAGATATAGATGAAGTTAAAGAACACGCACTTAAATTAAATATGTGATACAATATAAAGCATTAGAAAGTAAACTAGCAATAGTGTAGTGTTTCCTTTCCGCTATAAAAGCTTTCTAAAGTAATGGAATAGAGTCGGAAGAGAACTCCGAACATGGTTTAATTCGTACTATCTGTACAATGTCAATCCCAATAGTGAACACCATTACGCTTTATATGTTTGCATAAAATATAAATGAAGTATAATGAATAGTATGAAAGATATAGATAAACTGCTGAAAGAAGCAGAAACTGGAAAAATCAACCGTGTATCACAACGAATAACTGATGAAGCTATGCCATTCTGGAATGGTATAGAACAAATGGTGCAATCAGGTAGGAAACCTAGACCTTACGTAGTGTCAAGGTTATTACGTGATGAGTTTGATATAAAAATAAGTGAGACTGCAATAAGGAATCACTTTAGAAACTTGTTAGAGTATGTCGAATAAAAAGAAAGTAGAAGAGTTATTAGCTGAGGCTGAATCTAAAAAGATACAAGAACTTAAAGCTGATAACTTAAAGTTACTGCGACAATTAGAGAAAGCTAAAAATAAAAAAGCTGATATGATTGAAGCAGTATATCAAGCTGTATCTACGAACTTAAGAACATGGGACAAACCTAAGATACCTAAGCCTAAGCTACACAAACGTACTAAGAACGAAGAAGTAGCTGTTGCTGTATTAAGTGACGTACAATTGGCGAAGGTAACACCAGATTATGATACAACAGTAGCAGAAGAACGTGTTATTGAATATGCAAACAAGATAGTTGAACTAACAAATGTACAACGTTCAGCACATCCTGTAAACAAATGCGTGGTTCTAGCTGCTGGTGATATTGTAGAAGGTGAATTAATATTTCCAGGACAAACACATTTAATAGACGCTTCGTTATATAACCAAGTTACTATTGATGGTCCTAGAATATTAACCAAGTTTTTCGATACATTATTGGCGAACTTCAATGAAGTAGAAGTACATTGGGTGATAGGTAATCATGGTAGTTTAGGAGGCCGTGCAAGAAAAGATTATCATCCAGATTCTAACGCTGATAGAATGCTTGGAAAAATTATGTCAATGATATACAGGGACGAAAAGCGAATGACCTGGACAATACCTGATAGTACAGGTGATAACCATTGGTTTGATATTGCAGATGTAGGTGAAGGATGTAAATTCTTTGTATGGCATGGTGACAATATAAGAGGACACAGTGGATTTCCATGGTATGGCTTTGGTAAAAAACTATTAGGATGGAAAGCATTAGCGTCAAGAGGATTAATGCCTGATTTTGATTATGCAATTGCTGGACATTTTCATACACCTACAACAATGTATGTTAACGATGTACGTTTATGGGTTAATGGTTCTACTGAAAGTTATAATACTTATGCATTAGAACAGTTAGCAAGTATGGGACGACCATGTCAATGGTTGTTATTTGCTAAGCCAGGTTCAGGAGTAACTGCTGAATACCTTGTAAAATTGAAACATAACTGATATAATAATGAATACTATGATAAAAAACTTAGAGAAGTCTGAGTGGAAATTGACTGGTATTGAGTATAGTGGGCTAGGTGATAGACCATATTTTATACTTTGTAATGACGACCAAGTCAAGCTAGTACCCATAACAAAAGGGGTACATAACTTAGACGATGTACTAGAATATATATAAGTTATTTATCGTTTTCTCTTGATGAGTTCAAACGATAAATAAAGGAAGGGTTATTATGACTAATAACGTTGACTTACTATCTCCATTTCCACAGGAGTTAGTTCGTAAAGCACCTGCAGGTAAGTTCGGTGATTATGTGCCACACGCACATTATGTTGAACGCTTAAGGGATAGTGGAATAAATTACAAATGGGAATGCGAACCAGTGTACAGCACACACAATGGAGAAAAACGTATTGTCGGTGCTAAGGGTACTATTACTTTAGACGGTATGGGTAGCTATACAGGCTTTGGTGATGTAGATACATTTAAGTTAAACAATGACAAGTTTAATGATGGTAGCAATCTTAAAGACGCAGAATCTGACGCATTTAAACGTGCATGTATGAGGTTTGGCCTTGGTGTAGAGCTATGGTCAGGCAGTAAACAATCAGAAGAAGAAGCTACTGCTGGTACTCAACAAGAAGATAGAGTAGAAGTAACCAAAGTAGATATGCGTAAGAAAGAAAATCAACCTACACCAGAAGATATTAAACGTATGGAAGACATAATGGATAGTATTGTTGGTGAAGATTCAAAAGACGAAGCACCTTTCTAATGCCTGATTTAGAGTTTATAGCCAAGACTATACACACAATGACTGAAAATGTTCAGAACAAAGAAACATTACATAAGATTATGGGTACAGCAAATGAGTACGCTAAGACTATGAAGTTTCCTAAATCTAAAACTGAATGGTCAGACGAACAACTGGATAAATATTTTAACATGATTGAAAAACTTGTTGATATGCCAGTTGAATATACTCAGAATGACTTTGATAGTTTATCATTAATGGATAAACTTAAAGCAGTTGGCTTAGAAGCAACAGACAAAACCGATGGTTTACAACAACCAGGAGGTCTTGTCGGAGAGGTTGTTAATCAAATGGAACAACAAAATAAATATCGTGACGATTTGAAATGTCCTTATTGCCAAGCAATGGTATATGATAATCGTAACAGCAAAAAGTCAGACAAAAGTCCAGACTTTACTTGCAGCACTAATGACCCTGTTGTATGTGGTGGACATACAGGCAAATGGCGTAAGTCATGGTGGTTAGATAACACTGACATACCAGAAGAATGGGGTATATAATGAATAGATTACAGCGTAGGGCTGCTAAATCTAAAAAGAAAACTAGGTATAGAGGTTTAAGTAAACGACAAGTACTTACACCTGATAGCTGGAGATAAGGAGGTTCTAATGATACCTGAATCATTTAGAGGTGAAGACATACCAGCATATATTAAAAGTAAGACACAACTGGTAGCTTATGTTCTTACAAGATATATGGGAGAAAGTCCTATAAGTAACTGGGAGTTTGTAGCTGAGTTATACTGCCATAGATTTGGTGGTATTATACATAATCTTAGGCAGGAAGGTTATAAGATAACAACATTACCTGCCAAAAAGCGTGGCTTAGTACATTACTATTGTACTGAGTTACCTGTAAAAGCTACCATTAGCTAATGATAGAACTAATAATTGGGTGTTTGTTTCCTTATTTACTTACACCCAGTAACTTACCTGAGTACCGAAGTTGTTTAGAAATAGAAACTAAAGTAAACTATGTGTTGAATCATTCAACTTTGGTATCCAGGTATTTTAATGAGGACGACATCCTGCAAGCATTGACTGTTATTTATTGTGAAAGCAGTGGCCGCACATCTGCTGTAGGTAATAACAAAGATGGAACACAGGATGTTGGACTCTGGCAATTTAATGACGATACATGGGCTTGGTTAAAACCTAAACTTGGTATAATAAGTAAGCGTACTAACCCAGAAGTATCTACTGCAGTTGCAGCATGGTTAGTTTATAACGATGGATGGCACCATTGGGATAGCAGCAAACATTGTTGGAAAGATTACAATAACAGATACATTACGAAGGAGACTAAATGAGTACTTTTTTTAAAAGTTCATCTGACAAAAAAAACATATGGCGCAGAGAACTTTATGACATAAAATGTATTAACTGTGATAAATTATTTAAAGCAGATACAATTAGAGCAAAAAGATGCACACCATGTGAACAAGAAATGTTTAATATATATATGGAAATGGGAGGATAAATGAACCAAAAGAAAATAGACATAGATAAGATTAATATCTTTACACATCATAAGTATTTAAAAGTATGGGCTGCAATGTTTAGTAAAGCATGTGGCAGCGATACATTTAATGTAGCACCAGACACAGCAAAGTTACGGTTCCTTATGGATAAATTTGTAATGGATTACAATTGGAACTTAGAACAACTTGAAAACGAACATCAACATGACGCACATGTTAAAGACTATAATAAGATTGAAGCTGATAAAGAAGAAGAATGAGTCTATCTGAAATAAGAGAGGAAGCCATGCAACGTGCAGGTGGTAAATGTGAATGGCCATATTGTAATGATAACAAGTGGTTAGAACTAGCACACATACAAGGCATAGGCATGGGTGGCAACCCTAAAAGAAAATTTGATATTAATAACGTATGTATTTTATGTAAGCATCACCATGATGTATATGATGGAAGACAACGTGTAGGTGCAAGCGTAGCGTACAGAGAACTGTTAATGGGTTATCTTAACAGAGAAAGATTAATCACCTAATTTTTTCCATGCTTTTCTAGCTCTTTTAGGTGGGCTAGTTTTATTATCAAACGGATTAACTGGTTTTACTCCACCTGGTAACAATCCATAATTTACTGCATCCACAGTTACATATGCATTGTATGCAAGCTTACCTGTTTTTATTGCAGCATTAGCAATAGTCTTACCAGTAGCTTTAACTGCTTTAGTAAGAGGACTAATAGATTCTTTACCTTTATAATCATTACTATTAGAAACTTGCACATATTTATTAGCGCCTATTTCTTTCATTAATGCCATTGATTCTTCTAAACCAACTTTATTTTTAGCTTTATCAGCTAATGCTTGCTGTTGTTTAAGTCGTCTTTTAAGTTCGTTTTGACCTAAACCAGCAACACCTTGACCAACAAGTTTATCGTAATTACTCATTAGTATTAGCTAAAGAATAAACATTACGTTCATCAATTTTTGGCGCAGCAACAGCAGCTGTCACGCTATTAATGTTTACTTGACCATCACTTTTACCATGGCTAAGTATTTCTTGTGCCATTCCAAGACTAATTAATGCACTATGACTAGCTATTTTTTCAAAGTTGACACCAGCTTCTACAATAGATTCTTCATCTTTGTTAGCTAAATCTACTTCGTGTTTATTATGATAATGTCCAGGCATTAATATTTCCTTTTTTTGCCACGTTTTTTACCTTTATAAGCAGTTTTTCTACCTTTTTTTGATATTGGCATTATTTACCTCCAATTTGTTTTTTTGCATATGTTTTAACTACTGCTAATGCAGCACCACCACCAGCTAATGCAGCAAGCTGTAATGTTTCAGCTTCAACACCAACCAATGGAGCTACAGTTAGCGCACCTATAAACGCTTCGATGAAAGTCCATACAGCTCTTTCTAGCATATCTTTTAATTCATCACTCATTTTATACTCCCATGCTTCGTTCCAAGGGGTCCACGCCACATCTGTCTTAAATGTCCCATTAGAATTTCTTGCTCTTTTATATTTCTCAAACATTATCCTAGCTTACTAATAAGTCTAACTATTTTTGGTACACCTTTTTTAGCTTTCCAATCACTAAAAGCTTTTCTACTTTTTTCATAATTTTTAAAAGTAAGTTTATCATCAACTCCTGTGTCAGTTGTTTGGTTAACAACACCAAGTGGGAAAGGTGCGCGTGAACCATATTCAGTACGAAGAATAGTTTCTGCATAGTTATGTATACTACTATAGTTCCTATTTATATCTGATATCTCATCAGTAAAAGCAATCATTTTCATTAATTCTGTTTTTGCTGCTTTTTTACTTGCTTCATCAGGAAAAAATTTATCTTCTAATTCTTTTCTACTAAGTGGTTGTTCATAACCCTGAAATTCTTTACCCATAGAATCTGCAATCTCTCCTGCTATATCATCACGAAGCGTTTTAGAAACTTCACCAATATAATCATAAACAGTTCCTCTAAACTCCATAGCAAAGTCTCTTGTTCTAGCTTTACGTGCTTGTAATTCTTGATTAACTGCAGCTATTGTTTTAGGCATTGGACTATCTTTTTTGTATTGCATAGTTTCTTGATTCCAACCAGAATGACTAATCATATCACTTGTATCAAATGTTCTAGTTTTATTTTGTGAATATGCTTTGTCTGGTAATCTATACACTTCTTCAAAAAATGTATCTGGTGCAGTTGGGTCATAAGAAAAACCAAACTTACTTAGTTTAGTTTCTAATGATGCAGCTTCACTAAACTTAGGATTAATTTGTTTACCACCAGCACCACCTGGGTTTAACCTGTTTTTATCTTTACCTCTAAAATAAGATACTGTTGCTTTTACTTGTTCATCAGCTTTGCCTTGTGCATATGCTGCTTCTCCTTCAGTTTGCACTAAATGATTATAATCATCGCTTCTACCTTCATAGTAATTTGCTTCAACCGAGTCAGCATAAGCTTGTTCTTCAGCTGCTTTACGTAAAAGTTTATCACCTTTAGATTTACCATCGTCTTTAGGATTAAAGTTTGGATTATCATAATAATCAGCTTTATCTCCACCTGTATTTTTTCCGCTTAAAAATGACATATATCTCCTAAAAGAACTTACTTAAGTTTAACAATAATTTTCTATTTGCAGGTAAACCTAATTGTTTTTCCATATTTCTTACAGCTAGTCTAACAAGATTATTCTTATTTGCAACATTAGGGTACATTGCTCTAAGTTGATTCATTTGTCCTACTAAAGATTGTTGTGTTTTATATTCAGCTCCTGTTATAGTTCTAGGTCTATCAGTGATAGGATTATAATTAGGTACACTAGTAGGTTTAGGGTCTTTTTTAGATTTTGTATATGTTTCTATTTGACCAGGTCTAGTTTTACTAGCACGTTCAGCAGTTACATCAGGGTCAAATCTTGGTTCAGTATCATCTTTACCAAAAGCTACAGACCCCATCATTCTTTCTTTAGCTGCAGATAGTTCTGGTCCTATAGTTCCTTTAATAGTTTTACCTTTTTTAGTAATTCCAAGAACAAATCTATCACCTACATTAAAACCTAATTCACTAAACAATTTACCTTCTGTTGGGTGAAGAGTATTTATAGGATGTAAATTACCATAAGCTTTTTCATATTCTATTTTTACAGATGCGTCTAAATCTTCCATGTATTTAGGTGTAAATCCACCACCTATTTTCATATCTCCATAATTTTCTACAGCCATTGGATTAGTTTGTGTAGCATCTGTAGGATTAACTGCACCAGTTAAACCTACTTTACTACTTTCTAAGTTATCTAATTCTGTATCATCTATTCTTTTACCTGAATAATATGCTTGTTTTTCTGCAGGAGAATATTCAATTTTATCAAACTCTTGTATCATTTGATTATATTCTCTTACTTCAGCACCACTAGTAAAAGGTATTTGTTTACCTATATTACTTTGATTAGCTATTGATGTAAGGTTGTGTTCTTTTACATGCGAATCTGCAGGACCAAAGTATTTATCTCCATATAATCCAGATTCTTTTTCTAAATATGATAAATCTTTTTCAGCTTGACGACTTATTTCTGCAGCTTTTCTAGATACTCTATTAGCTGAAGGTAATGTTTCTAATATATTACTTCCAAGTTTTTGTTTTTTACGCACAGTAGATTTAGTAACTCTTAACGCAGCAGCATCACTTAAACCTTTACTTTTAGCAATTTTATATTGAGATGTTAAACGTAATTCATTATCACTAAAGTTTTTTACATCATCACCAACTTTAGATATTCGTTTAGCTATATCTATATCAGCTTTTATATCTGATAAACCCCTAGATATTTCTACATCTACTGTAGTACCATCAGCTAATTCTGTAATTCTAGGTACTTTTCCTGCACTTTGTTTAAAAATTTGTTTGCTTTTTGCACCACCAATATTTTCTACATTGCCAATGTTTTCCATATTACCAGTTTTAAACTGACCTAATCCACCTGTACCTTCACCTGTTAATATTTTATTTATAAGTTCTTTATCAAATGCTTCATCAGCATTATCACTAATTAAATTTTTTGCACTAAATGATTCTCCACTATAATAATCTCCACCCATTGTTAATTCAGCATTAATTAAATTTAATGTTTTTAAATGTTTTTTACTAAGACGAACACCACCACTTAAATCTTTAAAACCAGTAGTTTTAATTTCGTTAATTATCTCTTGAATTTTTTCTAATTCATCCATTTGTTTGACATTTTAGCAGATAATACTTGAATTTCTCCACTAATTTCCTGTAATTTTTCCATAACTGTACTAGTAAGTACTATGTCATCAGCTGATTTATTAGATATTTCTTTTAAATCACCATCATAATCTATGTATGTAACCTGAACATCTTGTCCAGATTCTATAGCTGCAGCAACACGTGGATATACAAACTTATATGCGTCAACACTGTTACCAATAAACCCATCTTTAGCGATACGATTGTTAGTTTGTGTGTTACCTAGTATTAAACACCCTGCTGTATGTTCATCAGTATTACCTGTGTGCCATAATATATACTCAAAACCTGGTACATCTTGTACCCATATCATACCTTTATGCATAGCGCCATATTTACTTACATATCTGTTATGAAATCCACCTTCAGTACGTAATTTAAGTTTATATGTACCAGCAGGTATACGTGTTTCACCCCAGACTTTAACATCACGTTGTTCGTCTTCTAATGTATATGCTAAGAATGTACGTTTGTTACCTTCAATTTCAAATAACAAACCAGATGTAGAGTCTTTACCACTACTAATTCTTAATACTTCATATTGCATTATTTTTTCTTAGATTTCTTTTTAGCTTTATTTTTTTTGCTATTAGGAAAACCTTTCTTCATATCAGAATAAGCTTTTTTAGATATAGTAGAATTTTTTTTAGACCTACTTGTACCAGCTTTTTTTCTTTTATTTATATTATGATAAAGACCTTTTTTAGCGGCCATTATTTACCTACTTTCTTTTGAGCATTTTTATGTGCTTTACTAAATGTTGTACCACGTTTCATAGAATTAACCATAAATTGTATGTGTTTTTTACTGTGATGTTTACTATGTTTTTTCATACTATCTTGTTGTCTTTTAGTTAATTTAGAAACATCAACACCTTTAATTTTTTTTGTAACCATGTTTACCACTTTACCTTATGTGACCAATATTTTGCAGACAATTTAGATTTTGGTTTACCCTGTGCGTTATGTCTAGCATAATAAGATTTTTTACGAGCTTTATCTTTTTTCGATTTAGGATTTTTACCTGCACCTTTTACACCTTGTTGACCAAATCTAATTAGTTTATATGTACTACCTTCTTTAGCCATAACAACATGTGATTTTGTTTTATGACTAGGTGTACGTTTTGGTTTATTAACACCTTTTAATCCATGTTTTTTCATTTGTGTTTTAACACGTTCTGGCACTGCCATTATTCCTCCTCACAATTACCATACTTACAATTACAAATTTGCATAAATGACCCATCTTCCTTTTGTGTTACCATACACATTAGTTTCCTCCGCAACAACCGTTACCACAACAGTCCATTATCTGCTCACCTTACCTTTATTATTTGGTTTGTCTTTTCTAAAGCCTATAGTTAATAACCATACAGCTAATGTAATTATAGTAGCTAATCCTGTAATTTGTTGTGCTGAACCAGTAAGTGTTAACGTAGCAATAACAAGACCTACAAGTGTCCATGACAAATTTAATGTTTCTTTAATTATCTCTATAAACCAATTCCATATTTTTTTAATCATAATGTTTTCCTAAATACGAAAGCCGCCATAGTAGCTATTCTAGTCAAAATAACTGGGACTACAACTTCTTGAGCTTTTTCTTTTTGGTCAGTAGTCATGTCATCACCAATAGTTGCAAGGTTTATATTTTGTACATTTACATCTACAAAAACTTCTATTGGATTTTCTAAGAACGCTTCGTATTGTATCTCTGTAACAACATCAGCTAGGGTATAATCTTCTACGTCTGCATTTTCTACAGCTCTTTCCACGTATTCTTCTACAGCTTCTGCTACTACAGTATCTGATTTAACAGCCTCTGCAATAATTTCAACATCTTCAGTTTCAACTGATAATACCTCAGCAACAACCTCAACTTGTTCCTCTGTAAGTTCTTCAACATTTTCAATTGCCTCCTCAACAACAGCTTGTACTATTTCCTGTACTTCTTCAGTAGCTTTATCTAAATTTTGTACACCAACATCATTAACTTCTTCAAGAACTTCTACAACTTCTTCGGTGGTAGCTTCTTCAACGACAATATCCTCAACGATTTCTTCAACTTCAGATACTGCGACAACGACTTCTTCCTCAGAAAGTTCTTCTGCAGGTTCCTCCTCAACATCTTCCTGTATTGGCTCATCCAAAACTTCCTCGATAACTTCTTCATCTTCCACCACAACAACAACATCATCTTCTAAAACCTCTTCCTCAATAACAATTATAATATCTTCTGGTATATCCAGCTCTATAACTTCTTCTTCTATTTCTATAATCTCAATAGTATCTTCAAGTTCTTGTATAATATCTACAAATTCCTCTAATTCTTCTTCAGATAAATTTTCAAGGTCAATAGTGCTATCCTCAAGTTCTTCTAATATAAGTAATTCTTCTTCAGCATCTATCTGTTCCTGAATTAAACGCTCTTCTTCAGCAGCAATCTCTGCTTCAATAGCAGCTATTTCTTCTTCCGTGAGCTCAATAACTTCCTCTTCAATGAGAATATCTTCCTCTGTAAGGGTGTCATCTCCAAGTATCTCTTCGTCCAACTCATCATCTATCTCTTCTTCGACAATATCAATAACATCATCAGGTATGTCAGTGCAATCACCGGGCTGATATCCAAACCAATCTCCACTTTCTACGGCTTCCAAATATTGTTTATACGATAAAGGGTTGCCTGGGTGTTCACAACCGTTTTCGTCCCACGCCAAATACGTTGTAATATTATCTTCAACGACATCTTCTGCTTTGGGTAAGGTTGTGCTAGTTGTTGTCGTACTAGGTGGCGTTGTATCAGGAACATAATCATAATTATATAATACACTTTTTACTGGAGTAAAGTCGCTAGTTGTACTATTTGTATCGTGAAATGCTTTAACTTTAGAGTATATATTTTGATTATCTACAGATAAATTATCATATAAATACTCTGCAGTAAACGTATGACTACGCCATGATAAAGCTTCTGTAAAACCAAAAGTAGTTTGTATTGATACATCATCAGCAGATTCAGTAAGTCCTATATATACTATATAATATTCAGGTGGATTATCTTCGTAGCCATCACTTTCTTGCCAACTAACTGTAATACTTCCATCATTAGAGTTAATAGAAATACTACTATCGTAAGGTGTTTGTGTTTCAGTATGATATGCATATACAGGAGTAGCTATTAATAATACTGCAGCTACAACAGCTAATAACTTTTTCACATTAAGTTATTGATTAACACCACCAATGCCGAGATTGCAACTAACCAACCCGATAACTCTTGCCTTGATATTTTTTGATTTACCTTTTCATGTAATTCATCTATGCGTTTATTAATATCTTGTTGTCCTTCCAATATAAGATTTAACATTTCTTTTTGTGTAAAACCGTTGCCGTTAGAGGATGTCATCTTTATCCCAATCATCTTGCCAATTCCAAGTGTCTTTTTTTTGATAATAATAAGGAGTATTATTTGATTTTCCACTTAAAAATTTATATAAATTACCATAGTTTTCAATAACTAAAGCACATATAAATATTAATATTAGCAAATCCATAAATCGGATTATATCAGATGATTAATCTTTTTCCCATAACCATGTTGAAGTATTTAGTGTATAAGATTGTGCCTCTGTAGAAGGGTCAGGTGCATAAAATACATCATTAGTATTATCGTATGTAAAACCTATACCTGCATAGTTTCCTCTTAAAGGTGTTCCACTATTGTCGTGTGCATTACCAAATGTATTGTAACTTGTTTGTTTCCAAGTACCACTTTGATTTAGTGTGTTGTTTATAAAATCTATTCCTAAACTTTCTTGTTCATCTCCATTACCATCTGTTATATTAGAATTATCTACGACAATAACTTGTGTAACTAAACCTTCTTCTATCTTTGCAAAGTGTGCCATTATGCTACTTCATATCTTATAACAACTATACCTGAACCACCTCTTCGACCAACATGAGCTCCTTTAGCTCCACCACCACCACCGCCTGTGTTAGTAGTTCCATTATGTGGACTTTCACCATCTGTACCATCACCACCACCGCCTGTACCACCGGCAGAGCCACCATCACGACCTCCGCCACCGCCACCTGCGTAAAAATCTGTTGAGCCATCTTTATATGTATTGCTTAAACCATCACCACCTGCACCTTGACCATCAGTATTACCTGCTTCACCTGCACCACCACCACCACCTGCTCTGTCGCCGCCATCTCCAGGACCGCCATTGTTACCTTTACTACCTCCTGATGAAGTGCCTGTATTTGTACCACCTGAACCACCACCAGAGCCACCATTAGGGTCACCTGAATTACCACCAACACCACCAGGGTCAGCGCCACGACCTCCGCCATTACCTTGTTTCAAATTTGAACCTCCACCAATGGCTTGTATTTGGCTAGAATTTCCTTGATTACCAACATTTGCATGAGAAACTTGCGCACCACCTGCACCAATTACTATTGGATATGTTCCTATTGAAGAAAAAGTTAAGGTGTCTATAACATACGCACCTGCACCGCCACCGCCTGCTGAATTAGGGTCACCATTAC